CTGCCTGACAGCCATTGCTGCCGTCAGAGGACGCTGCACAAGCTCCTGGGCGGCAGTGTCGACGAACGTGAAAGCCCCACGGATCGTAGGTTTCACGAACTGGTTCCAGATGCCCATCCCGGCGCCGTTGAGCATCCGGCCGATAGCCGCGCCTACACCGCCGTCGTCGTCGACCTGCTCTGCCTCACGCAGCGCCAACTGCTCGTACTGCTCGTCGGGCATCGGGGAAAGCGCATACGCCTGCTTCAGTTGATTTGACGTATTCGGCCACTGCTGCTGCGCGTAGACGAGCCTCTGCCCCTGCTCAGGGGTCGCCTGAGCTTTAGCCTGTTCCATTCTGCGCTGCCGGGTGAGCCGTTCGCGCTGGATGGCCTCTTCGGATTCGGGAGAGATGAAGAATTCGACCACGTCAGCCCTCCATCAGCATTACGATGTATTCGGCCAACTCGGGGTTCGTCGCGGCAAGCGCACGGATCGTCATTGTCGTGTCGGCCGGGAAGTCGGGCGTAGCGGTTCTTCCTCGCCCCGGCCCGGAGTCGACGCCGGAAGTCATCGCCTCGTCCGGGCGGGTGGTCGGCCCGAACGCGCCGCCCTGCGGAACGCGCCCCCCACCACCGGTGGTCGGCGGGGCCGTTCCGTCGGCGCCACGCTGCCCAGCGAGCGGTACCGCCCCAGCCTGATCGTTGACCGCCTTGTTCTCCCCGTAGGCGAGGCCCGAAAACTCAAGCTCACCGGGACCACCGTCGGTGCGCTGCGAAAGCGCGCCCGGACCGGACACCGCTGCGGGGCTTGCCGGCCGGCGGTAGCCGCCATGCTGTCTACGACGTGCCATCTTCTAGCCTCCCATCGGGGCGACAACCTGCGCGCCACCTTCTACCCGGCCCGAACCTGACAGCCGGGACAGTGTCTGGCCCGACGTGTCGCCAGCGCCGGCCGGGCCGCCGCCCCCAGCCATCGCCATCGCCTGCTCCAGGCCGGGAGGCTGCTCAGGGAGCGCAGGCCCAGCCGGAGCAGCCTCCTCCTCCTGCTTGTAGAAGTCTTCGAACGCCTTGTCCCAATCGCCGGTCCTGTTCAGCTCCAGGAGCGTCTGGACCGCCTTCGGGTCGCCCTGCTCGGCACCCTGCATCAGGAACGCCTCCAGCGCCCGGCGTGCCGTCTCCTTGCCGAGCCGCTGCTCGATACGCGGGATGTTGTCGAGGCCCGACAGGTTCTCCCGCAGCGTCGTCAAGTCGATGGCACCGGAACCAACCAACTGCAACCCACCGACCAGCTTCGTCGGCTCGTCCCAGCCTGCCATCAGCCCGTAGATGCGGCGGGTGCCGTAGTGGCCGCCGATCTCGGACGGGTCGTAGGTGTTGGCGTGCGTGACGCCCTTCGTCGTGTCGTCCAGCGTCTTCTTTGCCCCGCCGTATTCCACCTCGTCCCACTCAAGGCGGATCGAGTCGATGTCGACCAGCCCGTCGGCGATGACCCGGTGGTAACGCTCCACCTTCCGGTTGGTCCCCGACTGCAACTGTTCCAGCCCGGCACCTGTCGCCGCCATGTTGGCGGGCGTCTCCCCGTCAGCCTGCTTCGAGTAGCCCGAAGATGCCCGCAGGTAGCGTTCAAGCCGGTCGACCTCCTGCGCCATCTGGTACGGCTGGTTCTGCTGGAGGTACTGCGCAGAGCCGCCTTCAACAAAGTTGACGGCGTTGCGGCCTTTGCGGAACGGCGCTTCCATCCGACCGTTGACGACGACCGGGGCGAACACCGCCTCCTCCATGCTGATCTGGGAAAGCAGCGCGAACTTGATGATCGACGCGGCCAGCCCGAACACTTCGGAGAACTGACCTTTCAACTGGTCGAAAGTGGTGCGCCGCGGCAGGGAGATGGGGGCACGGTTCAGCGGATGTTCGACCGGCTTCATCAGAAAGTTGTTGGTCAGCGGCGAATAGAGGTACACGGCCGCGCCGTCGATGTAGCGGATGAACTCGACCACCTCGTTGACGCCGTCCCAGCCGGGCTGGCGGGTGTTGCTGTGAAGGTCGTTCCACGACACCTGCCCGGCAGCGTCAGGGAAGGCGCGGGCGAACTCTTCTTTCGAGGTCCAGAACTGTAGCGCCACGTCGGAAGGCTGATAGTCGATCCCCCATTCTCCCGGCCACGTCGTGTACGGGTCGTGCTGCATCAGGCGCGGGTAGCGGCCGTTGTTCTTGTCCCGGCCTTCCACCACGTACCACGTCGAAAATCCGTAGCCGGGGAGCCACTGTGACATCCGCTCCAACTGGAGTGGCAGGCGTGCCAGCCGGTCGTAGTTTTCGACGATCCGGGTGCGGTTCTGTGCCCGCTTCTTCGCCGGATCGGTATCGAGATGTGACGGCGGGTCGATGCGGAGTGCCGGGACCGGGGCGATCATGTGGGAGAACGCTTCGATGCCGTCGGCGATCATGTTGGCGGCAGGCAGCGTGTCGGCGTTCTTGTCCTGGTAGTCCTTCAGCAGCGCGTTGATGGCCTGACGTCCACCGTTCAGCACCGAACGGATACGGAAGCGGTCCGCCATCTGCGGCTCGTTGATCTGACGCAACACCTCGGCACGGTCTCTGACCTGCTCGAAGGTCTTTGGCGTCGGCTTGTCGTCGTAGTAGCCCATCAGGCAACTCCTGCATACTGGGTGGTGGAAGACACCCATTGTGTCTGCGAATAGTCGAACTCGGCGACGTCCTGTCGCTGCACCGTCCACTTCTGCATGACGTGGTGGCCGAACCATGCTGCCATCGGAAGGTCGTCGTCGGCGTGCTTGTTGCCTGCATGGTCGGGGTCGAACAGCAGGAACGTTTGGAGCAGGCGGTCCATCTGCTGTTGGGAGTCACGGTCAGCGTACGGGAAGGTGATCTTCGGAGGGTCGGTACGCATGTCGTTGTACATCGACGGCACCCCGTTCTTCGGGTCCATCTTGTTGGTTCTGTCGGTGTAGTGCTCGCGCACCTTCGGGATGCCGTTGCGGGCGCAGAAGTCGGAAAGCTCCTTGTCCTGCCACCACGACTGGGCGATGTTCTTTTCCACCACGAACTCGCGACAGGCGTACTTCTTGAACCAGGTCGTCACGATCTGCCGTCCACCCCGCACGCCCGGTTCGGCCTCCAACGTGTCGATGACGTGCATCGTCCCCGACGGCTCCCACGCCCACAGCACGGCAGCGACCGGCTTCGCTTCGGCAGGGTCGATGCCTGCGATGTAGCGGGTCGCGTTCTTCGGCATCGCCCCGACGCTGCGGGAGAAGTCTTTGCACCGCTCCAGATGCTCGGCCTTGATGAGCACCAGCGAGTCGGCGGACGGGTTGTTCTGATAGTTGCATTCGAAGAAGGCGACGTCGGCACGCTTCTGGCCCATCAGGAACTTGTGGCTTCGCAGCTCCGGCCAGAGGATGCAGCCGGTGTGGGCGGCGTGGTCGGTCTCAGGTTTGGGGCAGCCCAGCTTGTGTGCCCGGTAGGTGATGGTCCGCCAGTCTTCGGCGTGGTCTTTGATGAGCTTGCCGGGGATGTCGTCGATGTGGCGTCGCGAGGTGATGAGTGCGATCCCGGTCTTCTCCATCTTGCGGGCCAGCAGGGTGGTCATGAACCAGCGCGACTGTTTCTCGCGGGTCGTCGGGCTGACGCAGTCTTCACGTTCCTGCGGGTCGTCAACGATGATGAGGTCGGCGTCACGGCCGGAAGTGGTACCGCCGATACCGAGTGCCCGTACCGTCGGGCTTTTGCGGATGCGGGTCCGCTGCCCGACGGTGAACCTCTCGTCGGTCCAGCTTTTGCCGGAGCGGGCCGGAGGCCGAAACGTCTGGCCGGGGCCGAGCACGGCTTCACCGAACTTTTCGTCTTCCAGCAACTGCCGCAGCATCCCGACCGACTCTTCGGCCAGCTCTTTGGCGCGGGTCACCCACAGGATGCAGATGTCGGGGTCGGCGGCGATACGACGTTGGCAGTAGCGGATCAGGAACTCAGTCTTGCCGTGCCTCTGCGGGGCGAGTAGGACGAGCCGTCCGCCGTTGCCGACCACCCCGTCGATCTCCTTCTCCCATTCCAGGTGGAAGTCGGGGATCAGGGCCTCCGGGTGGAAGTGTTCTGCGAACGGCTGGTAGGACATCAGCGCAGCGTCTACCGCTTCGTCGCGGGTCCAGTCTTTCAGCGCCGCGCCGGTCTGCTTGTCTTCCAGGTAGGCGGCCATCCACCGGGAGATGTCGGTGTGGGACACCCCGTATTCGTCAGCGACCTGCCCGTTGGTCATCTCGGAACGGAGGATCGCCTCCGGGTAGTCGGTGTCGCAGAACGCTTCGTATTTGGGGCCGCGCCGGTAGCTGCCCCGGTTGTCCAGCGACTCGTCTTTGCCTTTGAAGGCGTAGACGTTGTCGCTGCCGGTGCCGATGCGTTTCCGGTCGCTGCGGACGGGGCGTTCGCTGTCGCGTTTCCTCGCCATGTAGTTGCGGGTGGTCTGGCGACGCTGATGCTTGTCGTTCAGATAGATACGGTTCGGCCGGGCGCCTTTGGCCAGAGCTTCGCCGCACCCGCAGGCGCAGGTCCGAACTGCCACAGCGCCTCCAGTGGTAGCTGATACGGCTCCTATGCCGCTATGCACGCAGAGGCTACACCCTCTGAGGTGCTAAGATGGGGGAGCGTTCAACTACAGTCGAAGGTCGA